CCATATGTGGTATGTTAAATATAACAGACCCATCATTCGGTGCGTTCAAATCACCGAAGAAGAATGGTTAGAAATTACTGACATTGAAAAATATCAACCGATTCATGGTGTTGATAATTAATGCCTCGCCCATCTATTGACATTCCTATGAGAAAGGATCTTCTTAGTTTAGAAACTCTTTTAGATGCTGGTATGACATATCAACAAATCCTTTCTTATTATGAAAAACATGGTGTTGTGATGAGTGAAAGAACTCTTGTAAATAAGATCAAGGAGCTAAGAGATTCCGCCAATATAAGGAGAAATTGAAATGGTTATAATGTGGGATTTAAGCAAAGTTGATGATGTGAATGAAATAGTGCCTGTATGCCCGTTCAAATACACATTCCAAGAATGTCATGATTTGGAACAATGTAATCTGTATTCTGATTACTGCGGTTGTGTGGCATATGATGTAAGAGGTAGATTTTACTAAACCGCCAAGTAAAGGCAGGTGATAAAATAGGCTATGTAAATCCTAATTGTACTTGCGAAGAATGCAAAACGGAAAACCAATACTGCAAATGGAACGGACTTAAAATGATCTGTGAAAAATTTCTGAGGTGATACGATAAAACGTGAAAGAGTTCAGGGGGTCCGAACGTGATGGCAAGCACCACCAAGACATCACCGTTCCAAACCCCCCTCACAGTCCCCCGCGAGAACCAAGATCCCCGCGTTGCAACCGCGTATAACCTCCTGAACGCATATCAAGAAGGGTTATATCTGGTTCACAAGACCACTCGGGCGGGATGCACGACAGCATCTGTAGCGGAGTCACTGAACCGCCAGGAACAATTCCTAGTTGTCGTACCAACTAATAAAATAGCCGATAAGACTGTCATTGCAGATTCTATCAAATATTCGGATAGAGATTCGTGCAATGTTATTCACATCCCATCGAATCATGCGTGTTTGAAGAATCAAGAACTGTGCGAGCTATATCCCGACCTTGAAAAACTGCCTATACTGCCCCTTGCTGAGAAGTGTTCAGAATGTGAACAATACTATGATTGTCCGGTCACCCGGATAATTCACGAAGGCAGGACATGTGATGGTATTGCACTGACCTACCAGAAGCTTGTAGCGTTAATGATGGCTTCGATGAGCAGGCCGAACACTACGGCAGAGCATGTACTTGATACAATCTCAAGAGTTCACAATGCACTGTTCGATGAGGTCCACGAGATACAGTACGGCAAGTCTACGGCCATAATCATCTACAATGATGCAAGGAAGGATAAGAAACAGCTGGACACATCGAACTTTCAGCCCGTTATGGACGAGTTTCCACATATACGGAAGATCGTTGCTAACTTCGAGATGTTGAGGAGTGAGCAGGCCGTTAAGAGTGCTCTCCTGCAGACCTACAACAATGCAGCGGATGAGGGATACTACCGGCACAAGCTCAGCATTACTATTCAGAACTCATACCACGAATTCGAGGACGACCAGACGAAGTTCATAATGGCCGTCTACAGTGAAATTATTCACCTGACCAAGGACAGAAAACGATACGGCCTTTCCATGGTGGATGTACTGAACCTGTATAAGATCCTCGGTGTGGTCACAAGTGAGAGAGTAGTCATACATGGTATCCGTGACCGTGGCTTCGTTAAGATCAGGATGGTTGCAGTTGACCAGATGTTCACGAGTATGCTCAGGTCGTACATAATGAGCATTCAGAACAAGGCAAAGAGGACACTGCTCACGTCGGCCACTATCTGCAGTCATGATTATGACCAATACTTCATGGGCAATTCTGGACCCCAGAACATTACCTTTGGTACCGGTGGGGATCCAATGAATACCAATTCTAAAATGCTGATACTGGCAGATTCGAAGAAATATGGTGCTACTGGTAGGAACTCCCGGTACAACAAAAAGCATGAGATTCTTGAGAAGATAACAACTTTACTTGATTTGTACGGCGATGACGACTGCATCATAATCACGTTGAGCATTAAGGAAGCTACCGAACTGCAGGACGAGCTTGAAAGGTTCGGACATCCCCATCCAGTGACGTACTACAAGGCCCCTGAAATGATGGGTGTTTCTGCAGATGCTCGTGTGATGATTGCTGTCGGTGTAGCTGACAAGCCGAGTAACTCTTTTGATGCCATTACTGATACGAAAGAGGAATCTCTTGTACTTCGTGAGGAAGCGGTGCATTGTGATACCTGGCAGGCATGGTCCCGGGTCAAGGATCCCAACGGTGAGGTTCCGAGTTTGGTGTTTGCCCTTGGGTGTAACGCCGACCAGTGCAAAAACATCGTTACGTGGGGATTCAACCGGACAGTTGAGATCGATCAGAGTGACAGGAAGAGAGTTGTCAGAGTTCATGCTGACAAGAATGTGATTACTTTTCCAGAGATTGTAAAATGCAGGGAGTTTGGTGAGATGTTAAACCTTGCTAATACACATAAACAGACTAAAAAACCTTTAGACAAATGTAAAACCAATCTAAAAACTGCACAGAATTACCCTATATATTATATTATAGGGCAAATCAGTGCAAATATTAGATTCAATTTAGACAGTTCCAAATTCGACTTTATCAAAAACCACCTAATCAACAGATTCGATACATTTGCTGAACAGAACCACAATGGTACTCAATACATTCGAGTTTCTGTTCCATTGACTGACAGGGTAATTGAGAACCACATTGCCGGTAAGATCACAATTGGTGCATATTCAACGAGTACCGAGGGTACATGCAAATGGATATGTTACGATGTTGATGCACATCGGAAGAAAGACGATACAGAAGAAGACGTTATTCAGAAAGAGTTGAAAGCAGAGGAAGACCTGAAAAACCTAACGTCATTCCTTGATAGTGTTGGTTTGAAGTACCTTGTTGAGTCCTCGGGTTCTCCACATTCGTATCATATCTGGTTATTCATTGAAGAAGTTGCCATTGAAAAAGCGCATTATTTCGCTAATGCAATCGCAAAAGAAGCCGGTTTTGATGGTGAAGTCAATCCAAAACAGCGCAAGTGGAACAAGGATAATCAGTACGGTAACCTCGTAAAATTGCCATTTGCATTCCACAGAAAACACAGAGTCTATTCTTTTATTCATGGATGGGAAGGTGAAACTATGGACATTCCAGTCTACGATATCTCAGACATTGAGATTCCTAAAAAGAGACAGAACAAGAAAAAGAACAAAGGAAAAACAATTAACGTCAAACTGAACGGAGTAAGACCCTGCATAATGTCAGCTTTGGAGAAAGATCTCTCTGGAGAACAAGGCAACAAAATGCGAGTTGCTATTGTCAGAGAGTATCACAGTTTCGGCATGACTGACAGAGAACAACTTATCGCTCTATTTAGTGGTCAATCTGATTTCACTTACGAAAAGACATCTTACTATGTCAATAAGATCCTTGAGAGGGATTTCAGGCCATGGCCACAACAGACACTTCTTGAGAGGTGTCCGAAGTACCTGAACTGTGACGAATGTGACAGGTTTGATTGTAAAGGAGGAAAGTAACCATGGGTTACAAAAAATACGGCCAATGTATCACCCCCGGCTGCAAAAGTCGAGGAGCTGTGAAAGGGTACTGTAAAAACTGTTATCAAAAGGCCATGTACAGGAGGTCACGAAATGTCTGAACTTGTCGACATCCTCCTCAGAGTAGCAGTACCCCTGAAAGAAGCAAGAGGTATGTGGAGAGAACTCCGGACCATTGATAAATCAAATATGCCACATACTCGGGCATTTTTGCAAGGTCTTGCTGAATTGGATGAAGTTACACGTGAGGATTGACACAGAGCGTTGTGGTGAAAGATTTCCCACCCCAACGCATAGAGTTAAGTATGGGTGAGTTAAGAAAACATCCTTAGAACGCTTATTTCGAATTATTACCGATACAAGTGGTAAAAATGGCAAATATAAATAAAATTGTAAAGTTTGACCTCGACGAAAGGGCCGTACACCTCCGGGGAGAAAAACGACTTTCATTCAACGAGATCGCAACTACTCTGTCTGATGAGTCTGGCGAGAAGATATCGAAGGCATCTGTTCAGAGGTTCTTTGAAGCACGTGACAGAGATAGACAGAAGGCAGTTGCTATGTCGTCAAAGTTACAGGCCAAGGTCGCAGAGGCCGAGATCAATACAGTAGGAAAACGGCAGGACCTCATCCAAAAACTCGAGGACCTTGCACAACTGGCAATTGAACAAGGTGATCTCAAAGTCGCCGTCGATGCTCTGAAGGAAGCAACCTCCGCATTGAATAGCCTCGACAAGTTACTTGGAAAGTATGAAACCAACCCGGCCGTACAGGTCAATCTAAACCAGGTGAACATAGATGGAGAACTCCGAGCTCTCTATGAGAGAGTTGCTGGCATTGAAGCCACCGAAGCAGCGTTTGAAGACGTTGAATGATGCAGGCTTTGATACACCACAGAAACTCAAGATACTTGATGCTTCGTGGGGATTCAACGCGAGGCCGAAACAGAGGACTCCACCAGGTGATTGGCGCATCTGGCTTATCCTCGCAGGCAGAGGGTTCGGCAAAACGAGGACGGGTGCAGAATGGGTCCGGGAACAGGTTGAATCTGGAAAAGCAAAAAGAATTGCACTGGTCGGACCAACATCTGCAGATGCAAGGGATGTTATGATAGAAGGGGAGTCCGGCCTGCTTTCGGTGTGTCCGGAATGGAACAAGCCTTCATACGAACCATCAAAGAGACGCCTGACGTGGCCAAATGGTGCAATTGCCACAGCATATTCAGCAGATGAACCGGAAAGACTGAGAGGACCACAACACGACTTTGCATGGTGTGACGAACTCGCTGCATGGAGATATCCTGAAGCATGGGACATGTTACAGTTCGGCCTTCGCCTTGGTGATGATCCCAGGGTCATCGTGACAACCACGCCGAAACCAACACCTATGGTCAAAGAGCTTGTCAGGAATCCGAATGCATACATCACAAAAGGTTCAACTTATGAGAACAGGGAGAACCTTGCACCTGCCTTCTTGGAAGCCATCGTTGGGAAGTATGAGGGTACCCGGTTAGGCCGACAAGAACTCAACGCAGAGATCCTTGACGACAACCCCGATGCACTCTGGCAACGTAAAGATATTGACGACAACCGGGTATCAAAAGTACCCGAACTCATACGAATTGTCGTCGGTGTGGATCCAGCAGCCACGTCAAAACAGGGCGCAGATGATACCGGTATTGTCGTCGCAGGTATTGATAAGAACAAACATGGGTACATCCTCGGGGACTATACCTGCCACCTGTCACCCAAGCAATGGGCCATTGAAGCAATTGCAGCTTTCAACAAACACCAGGCTGACCGGGTAGTCGGAGAAACGAACAACGGTGGTGAGATGGTCGAACATACACTGAGAACAGTTGATCCGGGCATACCGTTCAAGTCTGTTCATGCATCGAGAGGGAAGCAGACCAGAGCAGAGCCGATATCCTCTTACTATGAGCAGGGACGGATTCATCATGTCGGTTCATTCCCTGCACTGGAAGATCAGATGTGTGATTGGGTTCCTGGTATAAGCGATTCACCGGACCGTGTTGACGCTTTGGTGTGGGCCTTGACTGAACTGTTGCCACCGGAGAAACCGAGACAGAGTGTTCCGAAGTTCTCACCTGGGTTTGGATTGTCAGGTGGAATGAGAATATGAATATGGGTGGCACCGAGATCGCCAAATAGAGGAAGATAATCCCCGAGTATCTTCCAACAATAATCGGACAATTCAACTTTCCTTTATATACTCCACACTCACCATTTTTCTACATGCGATTACCAAAACTCTTCTCATCAACTCCACCCACCACAACATCAAAAAAGAATGTCCCGGTCGGTGCGTATGTAGGTGATGACCCCTACCAAACCTACATCACCACCCTAAAGTGGATCAAAGAAACAAAGGCCAAAATGCCAGACGGTTCTGTATTCGAAGTCACGCCGTCTATGAGGGAGGAAGCATTTGAAACAGATCCTCTCCTGAAAGGCACAATCACACCATTTCTGAAGAATTCTATCCTGGGTGACTACCAGCTGGTAACAGAAGATAACAAAAAATATGAATCTGCCATCAGAGAGATAAAACAATATCTCAGTGAGATTGGTCTACTGGATGCATTCAGAGATGATTTCAAAGACCTGACAATAGTCCATGGTCATGCATATCGTCGCAAGGATCCTGATAAGGACAATATAGAATCCCTGGCACCACTCAAGAATGCCACAATCACAACATATCGGGACCCATGGGACAGCACCTTTGCAGCATACCATCAGAAGATCTACGTAAATGATTCGTGGACGGAGAATCCATCAACATCTGAGTACAATTCGTGGTTCATTCCAAATGGTGGCCGATACATCGAGGGTGAATATGAAGACCGCGGTGCAAAAGCACATTTTGATTTCATCAAGATGAAGTATGGAATCACAGATACCACCAATCTCCGGGTAGATTCATCAGACCGTATTGTTGCCATGCATCGTGTAGAGCCGGATGAGCCGGCACCGATTGATTCTGCAATTCTGGCAATCTGGCTTAAGAGGTTACTGCTCACCAACTCACCTAATATTATATTCAGAGTGTTATCTCCATTTGTCCATATCAAAAACGGCCTTGTCATGGAGGTCACTGGTGCAGATGGTGGAAAGGATCTCATCACCACGGTACCGCAGCAACCACCAGAGGAAATGTCGACAACTGATCCAGAGAGATATGCAGCCGAGAGTTCAATCTACAATGCATGGGTCACAGCATGTAAGACAGCTGCAAAGAATGTACTCACATCACTGAAGGACGGGGGAATCTTCAGTTCAGGTCCTGATACAGAACTTGAAGTTGTTGAATCTGGCAGGTCTGTCCCTTCCGCCTTCATCAAAACAATGCTAGACCTACTAGATCAGGAGATTGGACAGTCTTTCGGTTTCCCGGTTGCACTTGTGAAGGCGAATGGTTCTGAATTGGCAACTTCACGTACTATCCTGGAACTTTTCAACACAACCTATGCAGGTGTGAGAAGAGAATATGAGAAAGTAGCTGACAAACTCATCAGAGAGAGATTTGAGGGCATGTCATGGCAGTATGAAGTACCCACAAAAGACGGTGGAACCGACACAGGCACTTTCACATTTGATGATATGGCCTGTCATTTCAAATTGTCTGTTACTGATGTAAGTGACCAACTCAAAGAAGCTCAGGCCAAAATGCAGAAGATGAAGACACTGCAGATTGCTAAACAGGTTGGTGCAGATCGGTCTGATATCCAGGCACTTGGAGAAGAATATGGCTTTGGAATGCTCGACCTTGACAATTACGACAATGCTCAGGAACAACCTAATATCCCATTCAACATGCCTTCGACCAGTGTTCAGAGTACATCTGAAGAGTTAGAACCTTCCGAGGTTACTGACGAAGACGACCTACCGGATGCTTTGTTCGAGGCATACAAAAAAGGCATTTCAAAAATTAAGGAACTGTGAACATGGTCGACGAAGTTCCTCCAGAAACGATTGAAAAGCAGATAGACCAGGCTATCCTTGCCGTCACTGCAGCACAATCAAATGCAATCTCAAAACAGATCAAGAAATATTATCGTGCTGGTTCGAACGATGTCAGAGATACCACCGGTCTTACAAACGTACAGAAAAACGCTATTAAGAGGCTGTCAGCCGAATATTTCGGTTATATTTCTGAATTCAACAACAACATTGGTGAACAAATCAAGGACAAGGCACGAACCTTAATAGCAGATGGAAAGGGCTACAAGGAAGTTTCTGCGGAGGTCAAAAAGTATGCTGATGACATCTTCAAAGGTTCCGAACATGTTGTAATTGACAATCGTGGAAAGACAAGAACCGTTATGAAAGTTGGCAAGGACGGCACAATTCGCACAATTGAGAAGACAATCGAACGACCATACGTGACAAATGTCAAAGCATATTCTGACATGGTTGGCAGGACAGCTACACATACGGCGTGGGAGCATGGAAGAGCAACTGAATATCAGAGGATGGGATTTGATAAGTTCAGAATAGTTGGTCCGACTGACGAAAGGTCCCGGCCGGATCATGTAGCTGTGCTTGGCTTTGTTTACGAGTATGGAACCGAGCAGGGCAACTATGCACTTTCGTTGTTAGAAGAACCAAATTGTCGTCATCGGCAAGTGCCAATATTCAGTGATCCAAAGTTGGATACCCCTATGTCATTCTTTGAAGAACAAAAAAGTAAAGCTGGCTTGTATTGGGATGATGAAAAAGAAGATTGGGCGTTCGACTAGGCTTTGTTATCCTCTAAATACTTGATTACCTTTCTGATAGCTTCGCACCCACCAGCACCCCATGCCTTGTCCACTTGATTATCTGCACATGCTTGCATGTGGTTGTACTCGGCGTATATTTCACTGAGTATATCGTTTGCGTGGGTGTATTTTGTTTTGATTTTGTATTCGTCCATATTTCCATATAGTCCTCAAAGATATTTCAACTTTCCTTTAAATAGTCACCCTCCAAAGTTTCCTCTATGATAATTTCAACTGTTCTATCCGAGAAACCTCTAATCGAAGGTAACTCGGTCACTCTAAAAATATGCAAATCCGGAACAAAAGCATACGACAGTAAAGGAAAAGAGTACATCCTGACAAAAGAAGCACTTGAATCAAGTGGCGAATCGTGGACCGGTGGTATTGTCACAGTCAACCACATGGTCAAAGAAAAAGGCAAGATGACAAAGTCATGGTTCGAGGATCCTTATGTCTATGCTACTTTTGAAGGACTTTCCCCTGAAACAGTCGATGCAATCAATTCGAAGGCATATAGGGGAGTATCACAGGAATCTGAACCTGTCAAAGTAGATGGAAATAAAGTCCTGCAGCTGAAAGGAACAGGTTCAACTTTTGTTTTTTACCCATTCAAGCCGGCGTGCCCGATGAAGGAAGGATGTGGCCTTCCAATTGCATCATGTGACCCGGATTTCAACTTTCCTTTATATAGCCATACTGAAAATTTTGACGTAGATACTCCTGGAGGGGTAAACATAACTGAAGCCGACCAAAGCGCAAAACTTGAATCAACTATCTCTGATCTCAAAACAGAGAACAAGGATCTCAAGTCCACTATCGATGAACTCCGAAAGGAGTTGACCGAGAAGGATGGAAAGATAGAAAGTACAGTCAACGCGGCCGTAAAAGCTGCTCTTGAATCACATGACAAACAACTCAAGGATAACGCAGAACGTGAAGCAGTTTTTACTGAACTCAAATCTAGTGTTTCACCCGAGACACTTGACGGACTGAAAGATGCACCAGTTTCTATTCTCAAGAGTACCCTCGCAGCAATCAAAGAGACTGCTGGAAAACATGTAGGTGCGAACAGTGGAACTGTAAGCCAGAGCACTGGTGATGACATTGACTATGCCAGTCTCGGCATAACATCAATCGAGGTGGAATAATATGGCAGCTGGTGATCTCAAAGGTGAGGAATGTGTTGTCATCACGGTAACTGCCGGAGCAACCGTCACAAAAGGACAGGTCGTTCACCTCGAAGCAGATGGTAAGTGGGCCCCCGCGGTTCTTACAGACCTTGGAAAATTCGGTGTAGCCCTCGATGCAGCGAGTGGAGCAGATGAAACAATTCGTGTTTGTATCTGGGGCCGTGTAGAAGTCACAGCAACAGACGCTACAATCGCAAAAGGTGCCACCGTAATGGCCGGTGCAGGTGGGGCAGTGCTCGCATCTGACTATGGCGTGTATGGCGAAACACTTGGAACAGCCATGGAGGCGTTCAGTGCCTCTGGTACAGGTACCGTATGGATAGGGATGGTGAACTAACATGGCAGGAACAATCACTCCTTCGAATATCGATGGCTCACTTGATGCCAAGTACATAGCAATGCGTGTCCTCAAGGGCGCAATAGAACAGACCGACCTTGCACCGATGTGTATGTCCGTGCAGGTTCCTGAACTCGTGGCAACCGTGCCAGTGTACTCAGTACCTGCCGGAAACGAAGACCTTGAACCGATGGAAGAGTCTGAAATTGACGGTTCCGAGTTCACCAATGTGGACTTTGACCTCAAGAAAGACAGGGTTAAGGTTGCAGTAACTGACGAGGCCAGATACAAGTCACGTGCTGGTGATCCTCTCACACTTCAGATAGGTGGTGCATCCGACAGACTTGCACAGATCCTGAACAAGAAGATTGTCACTGCTATGAACACCACACCACAGACTTCTGCAGGTGCTGATTGGTCCGGAGCCAACAATCCAATTGCAGACATCGCAACTGCAGTAGCTGCACTCAGGCCATACAAGGCAGACTACTGTCTCATGGGTTCAACCGCATTTGCCAACTATGTTGGAAACAGTTCTATCGCCAACTTCGGCACAGGGAACATTGGCCAGTTTGCCAACGCCGTCGCCGTCGTGCCGGGTTATAACCTTCCGATCTACGTCAGTTCAGAAGTGGATGACAACGTTGCAGATGACGCTACGTTTGTAGTTGCATCAAAAGCACCTGGCGCAGTGATTGGTAACGGTCCTGTCAAGGTCCGCAGAAAGGACCTTATGAGTGGTGCAGAGGTGTACCAGATCGATGTCTGGAGAGAAGTCGTCTCTAACATCCACGATACTGGAAGTTCCACCAACAAGGCAGTGTACAAACTGACAGGCCTGGACGGCTAACCCCGTCCGCCATGGTTTTTATGAGGTGTATCAATGGTAGATCAACCGTGGATCCCGGGAAAATTGGCAGAGCAATACCTACAGTCCATCGCAGGAACAATAGATGATAGTGGGGAATACCCAGTGATCCGTGTGCGCAACGAAGCAATTGACGGTGGGACTGCGTAATACTACAGAGGTGACAAGATGTCCCTGATCACTAAGGCGGATATCGAAGATGAGCTGCAGCTGACACTCCCAACTGGATACACAGATGCAATCATCTCAACTATTGCAGAGACCGCAGAAGATTTGTTGAAGATCCGGACAAAGAGATCAGCGTTCACAGGTTCAGCAGCCAATCTTGCAACGAAGTATGTTTTGTTCAAGAGCATTGACCAGCTGCTGACTACCAGTCCTGATCTTGTTAAGACTGATGTCAAGAAGATCTCAGAAAACGATGCTAGTGTGGAATTCTTTGACACTGGTCGAAAACTCAAAGACTATGCAACTGAAGCCGAGAGCATTTTGAAGCAGCTGGTGATCAGGCCGGCACGGACAAGCTACAGCTACGTGAACGAATCTACATTCTATGCGGAGGATTCATGATTGAAGACTGCTCGATGTGTAGGTTTTTCCATCCACGAACATTAGGTGACGGCGAGTGTAGGAAGAACGCACCTGCCACGGGCAGAGTGTTCCCAATGGTGCCTGTTGATGGATGGTGCGGACAATTCATAGAGAGGTGACAAAATGTACGAAAATCACATCGAAACTGTAGCCGGGTTCGTCGTGGGTGCAATCGGAACAGGTGTTGTTCTAGCTCGTACCTGGTGGACAGGCAAGACAAAGGAACAGAAGAAAGAGTTTGTCAAGGACACACTGGCAGCACTGGCAGATAGGAATATCACAATTGATGAAGCATCTGCAATGATTGATGAGCATTTCTGAGGTTCATACATGCCAGAACATGATCTCCTAATGCAATTAAATAAGGATATCAAAGAAGTATGCAGGGCTGTCGGGAGGATAGAGGAGAAGGTTGACAACTCTATCAAAGCGGACAGTCAACTGTGTGATGTAATGGAAACACTCGATGATCGGGTTACCTGTCTTGAACATAAAGATATCTATAGGACCGGTGTAGCCGGGGGTATTGCCATAATAGTTTCCGGGATAATGGGCTGGATTAGGTGACACAGATATTAATATACAGAAGATGATAACAATGCCAAGAAACCAACTAATACAAATCAGGCGAGATACTACGGCACACTGGGCATCTGAAAACCCCGTGCTTGCAGCAGGTGAACCATGCTACGATAGTGACAATGGCATCTTGAAGATAGGAGATGGATCCACACCATATTCACAGTTGGCACCTGTTGCACCAGGAAAGGACATCATGCCCGTGGGAATTGAGTGGGATACTTCCAGTTCATCTCCATCGCTAACACAAATCGATATCAATGGCAATACTATAACACCAACTACTTCATTCTTCGACAATCATGCAATATTCGGCAGCATGTGGAGGTGTGTGGTTGATCCAGACACCGGTGAGGTGTCCTATGGTAGCAACCCGAGAGGTGACGGGCTTGATCTAACAGGCGCATCTGGAAACGTTATGGTAGAAATACCAAAATTCTACGTGAAGTTTGAATCTTCCGGTGATATCCGGAAATGGTGGGTCAGCCCAATTGCTTTGTCTGGTTTCGAGGTGCATCCAATGTTCAAAATGCGTGGAGGGGCGGTTAGACCAAAGATATACCTCTCTGCATACGAGGCAGCCGGGGTACTTGATACAGTTTTCAAACTCGTGAGTGCAACAAACAAAACACCCGTGACCGGAGACGTCGCATATCCTGATCTTCCTAATTCAGGTAGATTCACAATAGATGATGCAGAAACATACGCAAATAATATTGGTTCTGGGTATGGATGTATGAATATATGGACAATGTCGGCAATTCGTCTTTTGTTCTATACAGAAATGGGTAGTTTGGACAGTCAAACCGCACTTGGCAGGGGTGTAGTAGATTTAGATGCTGGTACTGGGTTTGCCGGACTCAACACAGGTGCAGATTCCGCAGATACGAATATCGGTACTAACGGAACAGGGACAGGCACAGGAGTCGATGGCGAAACACCTATTGTGTACAGAGGCATTGAGAATCTATGGGGGAATGTATGGCAATTCTGTATCGGATACAATGCAGTAGATGCAGAATACCGTATCACTCCACGTGACGGGACAGGAGTACTTGCAGGAGATCTTGCAGCAGGGGAATATGAGGCAAGCATCGTAGAGCCTATACTCTCAGACGGCTACCAATCGGATGTGGAAACAGAGAATCTGCTGCAGTATCTGATGATAGGGTCAGAGGTATCTGGCAGCAGTAGCACATATCTATGTGATTATTTCTATGTGCATGATGCAGGAGAAACAAACATTCTGCTCTCCGGCGGGTCTTGGTATTACGGGTCGTCTCCGGGGGTCGGTTATCTGTTTTCGTCTGGCGGGTCTTCGAATTCGAATCGGACTATCGGCGCTCGCTTCGAGTTTATCCCGCAGTGACTGAGGTTGCCATATGAGTGAAGAAAAGATACCAAAATTCAGTGAATTTGCTAGGGGCAAGAAACATCTTATCGGTGAAAAGATGAAACTGAAAGATGTCCTTGAAATCCCGATAGTCGTCACTGGCTACAAGGTAGACAAAATCAAATGGGGAAATACCATGGTAGAATCGACAATTGAACCAGCAGAACTTGAAATAGATAAAATCAAAGGTGGCAGAGCAAGGATACTCTGCAGATGGAATATTGAACAGATATCCCGGACAGATGAATCGTCAAAAGACCCTCATACACTGTGGCAGTACGAAGAAGCTGCGCTGTGGTGGACATTCCCCCACTCAGATAACGGGAATGTACTTGATAATATCCTCGCGATAGACTCATATGTGCAGGCTAATAAGGAAGAGATAATGAACTTTGCGAGGGGGACACAGATCAGTATCACTTTGCGAGGGGGACACAGATCAGTATCAAAAGAGGCTGCATAAATTACAAAGCAATCAACCGTAGAACCCCACGAACTTTAGTCGTGGGAGTATATCAGAAAATCACTGTGAAGTGAAAGAAAAATAAACATAGTGGAGTGAACATGACATTTGCATTATTCGATTATCCGAGAACAGTCACAAACGTTGACGTGACCGAGGGCTACACTAATCAAACAACTGGTGCATGGGTTCCAGAATCCACAGAGGAAACGGAAATTGATGCCCATATCAGTGATATCACCCTGAAAGAACGACAGTACCTCGATGCAGCTGTTCTGGAGAAAGGAGCCAGAAAACTCACCTGCCGTTCAGATGTTGGTCTGGTCGTTGGTGACAGGGTGAAGATTACTGAAGAAGATTCCACAGAAACAGAATGGATCGTGAATGCGAAGTTATCAGAATCTAATTTGATGGAACAATATCTGGATAGTTCGAGGTCAACATTTTTGTTAGTAAGGAAATAATTATATTCTAACAGAGCGTATTATGTAATTACGATGTTCGTTTGCCGACGTGATGGATTGCTCCGAGTCTGTACATCAGACTGTCCTTATAGAAGTACCTGTGAACAGCACAAGATACCTTTTTTGATCTCGACGCTCAATGCATCATGCATGTCACCGAAGACCACCGAAGATGATTTTTGTATCTCGGTGTTCCCTACAGTTGAAACCCACCAAGACGCCTACATCAACGACATTGTAAACCATGACAGAAACAACATTAGTGTCCTGTGCAAATCCTGACTGTGATACGCTTATCCCCATGACCCGTATTCAAAAACGCAAATTCAATTCAGTGTACTTTGTCAAGTACCGACAAGTTGTACTTCCATATTGTTCTAAAGGATGTCAAGAGGATCACCAGAAGGAGTTACGAAATGTTACGTGCAAATGCTGACACTTCGGGTACTCTCAAATCATTGAAAAAACTCCGTGATGATATCGACAATGGTACCCAGGGTCGCCTTGAGAAAGCCGGAGTGTTCCTGGAATCAAAGATGACAGAGAAAATAGACTCGTGGTTATCGCCCCCACTTGACCCGAAAACAATTGCGAGAAAAAAGAGTTCACAGCCTTTGATGGACGAAGGTGAGATGTATGACCAGATTGATCATAAGTCAGGACCCGGTTATGTAGATGTAGGTGTTTTTGGTTCCCGTGCTGCAGTTGCTCGTCACCATGAGTTTGGAGCTCCACGGGCTAATATTCCAGAGAGGTCTTTTATGAGGTCTGCTTTGAACAGTAACCGAAAGCAGATTAAGAAAATTGTCACTGACAGATAATTTTCAACTTTCCTTTAAATACTCCAAAACGAAAGCCATGTGTGCAGAGAACCTGCGTTCCTGAAAAACGTCCTCAAAAACGTGGAGTACCCACATGGCAAGAGCAATTTCAAACGATCAGAAAAAAACTATTTTTACTCAGTTACCTGCATCGGTCACAATTGATACCGATACCATTAACGCATCAAAGATTTACGTCAATCAGGCAATAACATCCTATCCTACAATTACTCTCAACTTTTCAAACGATGGTCAGGCAACTGACATAAGAGACGTTTCTGACGGCGTTCTCTACTATTCTTGTACTCTAACCATTCACATTCTTACGGAAAACACTGACAGTTACAATGGTGCCAGAATAGCTGAACAGTTCGCATCTGACATCATTGCAGAGATTGAAACTTGGACTACTCCACTGACATCAGATGTTCGTATATTCAACCCCGACGAAGACATCAATGCAATTGGCAATATGGGTTTTGACGAAGGCATTTTCGATTACATTCTTTCAATTACACTCTATCATTCATGAGGTTACACCATGGCAGAAACCATAACAGAAAAAACCGGACCAACCGAGGCCGAGATACTCCAAGCACAGTTGGAGATATCCGAGGCCAAAGTGGTACAATTGACAGCCGAAAAGGCCGGACTGGAAGCACAGATCGCGGAACAGACACGACTTCTGCAGGAGAACCAGCAGGGCCAGACAGTACTATCAAAAGCAGCTGCTGAACTTTCGACAACAATTCATGAGAAAGAACTCACACTGCTCGAAATTCCGGAAGGCTTGACAGCAACCGAAACACAGGCATTGAAGGATACCAGGCAGAAGGAAATTGACACACTCAAAGCAACGCAGGAGAAATACAAGACATACATCAGAGGTGAATTATAATGGCAGTAATTGACGGCCGAACGGTCAAATTTGCAGATTGGGTAGATGAATCGACATTCGGAACTACCCCAACAGATCCGACAATGAGTGCATTCCCGGGAGAACTAACCAATATTGAAGTAACATCCGGTCCAGAGATCGACAGTTATCCTGTCCTCGAAGGTGCGACGAATACAGATCCACTCAGTTCGGGTAAGACTGTGAAGACGGGAGAAACACATTCAATTACAATTACACTCCGTGCATCTGCATTGACATGGCTGCCATATGCACTGATGGCTTCTGATACAACCACATATGCACCTGGAAAGGTTGAACATCCGATCAGTATAGGACTTGTTTCTGATGATGAGTTCTGTGTCTACAAAGGCTGTGTTCTCCAGGAAGCAATATGGGACTTCCCGGACATGAGATCAGCAAATACACTGACGCTCACGTACATGTGCCAGGATAAGGGAGACTGGTCTGCAACTGACTACATCGGAACAGGCTCACATGGAAGCGCACCTACTGACGATCCTTACACACTTGCTGACCTGACATCATTCCAATATGACAGTGCAGCACCATCCACGGCAAACCTGATTATTGAATCATTTAAGATGACACTCTCATATGACATGGAAGGCGTCACTGACCTGTCAGAAACAGCACCATCGAAGATAGCAGAGTTCTCATTCAACTCGCGCTCAATTCAGGTGGAGACAAGTGCCACAGCCATGGCCATGGGAGCACATGATGACATCATCACCGGAGATGACCACACAATCTCATTCACATGTGATACAAAGGATTTCACTTTCTCTGCATTGAAGTGGACTAACAATCCAACCGTCGGTATGGGTCCGGCTTCCAGGGTAGGAATGACATTTACGAGCGATGGTGAAGCTACCCGGATAGCAATTGCATGATGGTGATTCAATGAAAGATATCACAATATACGAAGAACCTCGCAAAGGCTCTGTGAAACGGGTTCAGGGTCTTAAGAATCGCTGGTATCTGAAACACATGCCACTCGACAAGCTGGACCAGCAGATGTCCTTTGAGAAAGCATTCAATGAGTGTATCAAGAAGGATCCTGAACTCATGTGTGAATTCCTCGAGTTCCAGCAGGACATTGAAGATGCACAAGAGATCATGCTGGCAACTGCTCTGACCTATGATGATGTGAAACGCCTCGAGGATGAACTGTCGGTCAAAGAGTTTGATGAGTTTGTTGTCAAATGCAAAGAAGCGACTGGAGGCATTGTCAATTTTTTCGACGAATCCGGTTCAGGTACCAACTTGACGAACCGGAAGAACCAGCCGGAGACATCAGAGTGTACGAGCTCACCCGGCCAGCCTGGTGGTTCCACTCAAGAGTAGATTATGCATACGAAGGGAAACGATGTGAACTGCCGGAATTGTCAGACTTTGTAATGCGGGAATCAATGGGAATCACACAGGACGAACTTGATATGATGTCTTATGAGCAGTACATTCAGGATTCTATCTTTTTGAGTAGGAGGAATCAGAGTGCAAATAGGTAATGTAGATCTTCCTGCAATCGCTACATTCAAAGTCGGTGACATTGCAGCTGCGAATGAAACATTTCTTGGTCTGGGTTCCCGTGGTCACAACCTTGCAGAGTTTGAACCAGAACTTCCACAGGTCACACTTCAAGGATATCTCCTGCAGAAGTATGGTTCCACAAGAACATTGTATCAGCTGAAAGAAGATGCTGAAGCTCTCATAGGTCGGAGAATTGCATATAATCATGTCAGTGATATCAAGGGTCGTTCTGGGTGGATATCCGTTGTCTCCGTGGATGTAGACGACAATCCCGGTACTCTCTGGCCTGTACTCGTAGAAGGTACTTGGTTTGATGCGGGACAGTACAAAGAAGAGTATTCAGCTAATCCAGTGACCAGATCAAATGACTTCGGGATCACAGGTTCTTATGATCTTGCCACTGTCACAGCTGCAGATGATGTTCGCTGTCTGGATGGATCCACAGAAGTCTACTCGGTAAATCATATATTCTCTGGTAATTGCAGTATTCTGAATGGTCAGTATATGGTCACATTGTCAGAGAATACGATATCTGTATATTACTACAACGAAGCCTACATAAAAATAGATGATTTTGATGCAGGAACATTTGATCGGGTAACTGTTCTTGATGTTACTGAAGATGTTGTGAAGGTCAAAACATCGAATGATATTGAGATCACCATCGAAAGAGGAAGAGTACCACACATCAACAGTCCGGTCGATTTGACCTGTTCGGTGTTGTCGCCTGCTGATCAGAGTACTGATACAGAGAACTATCTCACTCTCGGAAGTGACATGTATGTTGCATCTGACCAGTCATTCTCGGTTGCATCTGGTGTTATTGATGCTGGTGATTTGTGGGTGTTCCGGGCTACTGCTGATGTTGTGACTGTTGCTGAGGATTGTCTGGTTGTGTCGAATTTGCGGAGGCAGGTGGCTGTGAGATGAGTGACTTGCCTTTGCATATTGGGCATCTGTCTGCGCTGCCAAACACGGCCCATAGGAACGCATACAGTATTCCACCCACTCCATTTTTTGACTGGCTCTACTTGTCTCTGGCAGAAAGTACAATATTTTGACATGATTGAAACAACGAAAAAGAATTATAAAAAGTCGGTGGTTGTATGGTAGGCGAGACGATTGAAAAAACAGTAATTCGCATTGAAGCAGATGTAAAGAAAGCACTACGAGATCTCGACCGGGTAGAGGAAGAGATGAAAGATCTCGACAGAACAACCAGATCCACATCAAACGGTGCAAAGGCATCTGGTGCGATAATGGCATCTGCGTTTAGTGCTGTCACGGTTGCAGTCACTGCAGCTGCTGCAGCAATGACAGCATTTGGGGTGTACTCTACCAAAGCTGCCACAGACGTTGAACAATACCTGGTCTCACTCGGTGTCCTCTACGACTCGCAAGAACGAGCCGGAGAACAACTAGAATGGATTTTCGACTTTGCCAGAAGTACACCTTTTGAAGTCGCCGGCCTTGTAGATGCATCTATAAAGTTGAAAGCATTTGGACTCGAAGCTCAGAATGTTCTCGAGGTACTCGGTGACACTGCAGCTGCTACATCAAAGCCAATAGATCAGGTTGTGAATGCTTATGGTAGACTAAATGTTGGTGATACTGGTCAGGCAATAGCCATGTTCAGAGATATTGGAGTGAACCTGAAAAACATTGAAGAACTCGAATTCGATGCAAGAGGAGCACTTGTCACACCGATCGCGGAGGCAATGCCACTCGTTCAGCAGTACCTCGAAGAAGAGTTCGGTGGTCTAATGCAGGCACAGTCAGAAACTGCAAAAGGTATCGGTTCAAACATCAAAGATTCGATGTACCAAGCCGGTCTCGCGTTCATGGGATTTGAAGTTGATAGTGCCAAGTTCAGAGAAGGTTCGCTGTTCAATGGTATGAAAGATTCTTTGCAGGATGTTCTCGACTATGTGAACCAGATTGATTTTTCGGCTATTGGTAGAGCATTTGAGGAAGGGTTCACACTTGCCAAGAATATAGTTGGAGATATGGCCAGAGCATTTGAAGATGTTGACCTGACGAGTGTCAAAAACCTGTTTTTGGATATAGCCGGGGCTGTTGTACTCGCGTTTAGAATCATTGATAAGTATGATGTCCTTGAACACCTGCTGAAGGGTGTTGGTGATGTTCTCGAAGTCCTTGGTGAATTACACAATGCAATGAGAACTGCCTTTGTGGGTGCAATTAACCTGATGATTGATGCTTACAACCGCCTAGTTCCTGTCATGCAGCGGGTTGGTATGGAAGTTGAAGAGATTCAACGGATAAGTGGAGATTATGCTCTTTCTAGATTCTTCAAAGATGCTAAAAATGCTGCCGACAGTGCAAAGAATAGTATGGAAGGCGCAACAGAAGCAGCAAATGCAGCAGCAAGTGCAACAACTTCTGCAAAAATTCCGGATTGGGCTGGACGTTCCGATTACATCAGAACAAGACTTGACGAAATCGGTGGAAAGAACATTGATGATATGTTGGCAGCTTCGGGTGTGTCGTCGAATGTCGGCGGTGATCAGAGCATCGAAAGCATTGTCAGTGCAAGTCTTGATACGAACTCAATTCGTGCACCGACGGTCACGCTCATCGATGTTACACGAAATGGACTGAACACGATTGCATCGAAACTTGACACACTCATCGAAGTAACCGGTGCCTCCGGTTCATCTGGTAGTAGAAAAAGAACAACCGGTGACATCATGAAAGAGAGCGCAATTGCCGACAAGATCAGAGTAACACCGAGGTGGCTATAATGGCCTTCCGTGGTTTACAGAAGTACAGACTGGCCACATTCACCGGGTCGGAGTACGCATGGGGTGGCACAACTCACGATGACATGATGCTTTCTGATGACGTCACGGTACCCGACGAGGTCGGCATAAACACATCAATCGTGCAGAGCTATCCGAATTCACCGAGCAGCGGAACCAAAACATTCTCACTGATATTCCCAGAGGCATTTGATATTGTCAGTGTCTATGATGGTACCGCATGGGGGACCGTGAAAATCAAAGTAACAATGCCCGACATCAACAATGGAAATTCCATAACAGTTACATCATGTGATATTAAACTGGTCGCGGTTGACTCAGATGGTAACGAGCGTGAGATAATTCCACAGACAACCGTATATGATACCAATTTTGGCCTGTCTGATTACGGGCCAGAAAGTCTCACTCGTACTTTCATGTGGTGGTATCACATAAGCGATGCTGAAATCAGGATCAACGAAAGGATGAGAATAGACTACCTCATAACATGGTCAGCGGGTGGCAGCATAAATCCACGAGATGGTACCATCGAACTCGTCAACAGTAGAAATGGTGATGAAACTATGATAGCACTACCGGCGGTGATTGAATGATCTACCCTAACATAATCTATCATCCGGATTCACAAACAACTGTCTTCATAGACACATTACAACAGATAGGCAACAGTGCATCTGCCGAAGTAGTCACATACCAGAGCTCTCTTGATGGATCACTCAAAGCATTCAATCGCGGTCTGGGTGCTCGCGAACTTCCTCTCCGTGGAAAGATCAGTTCAGATAATGTTGACACACTTCGCAGGCAATTACAGTACCTAAGAGGAAAACAGATCTACCTCATGTTAGGTGCTCAGAACACAGCCACAGTTGCCAGAATAAGAGACTTTGATCTTCCTGTTGCTGTGGGTACCCATTCCCCACTGACATTAGATGTTGTGGCTGAGAGTGAGACAGAGGGACAGTTCTACGAAGCCGAAGACTGCACACACACTGGAACTGAGAGTACACAGTCGTTTGCGTCAGGAGGGACAGGTGTTCTTCTTAATACCGGTGGGGAGGATGTGAGAATCGAACTGTATCAGTCAGACATTGTGCTCCCACCCGGAAATTACACAATGTTTGCTCGTGCATATGATATGAATAACGTAGTAAATGACTTTGGATTGAATGTCTATAACTACAATGACTCCACTACGATAGATTCCACTACAGTAACCCTGGCATCGCCGTATGGGACATATGCAATCGTCACTGCAGATTTCACAATTTCAAGTTCCGATGCTGGAGATCTAATCTATATTTATGTCAAAAAAGCGACCGGCACATCTAACAACATATATGTTGATTTCATAGGATTTGTGAGGACTGACTGATGCTTGCCGAGATTATGAATATTGTTTTCCCTGTACCTCTGCAGACTTCTGAAACAACAATGTCAAAAATCTACGTGATGCAGGCTTTCAAGAACGTAGATGATCTCAAGCTGACCGATACCATGTACAAACTTGTTGACATCAATCAGCTGAAGATTTTCCTTTCCAGAAACACTGTGAATTCAAGGAAATATGTATCAGATTCAAATGACTGTGATGATTTTGCCCTCATTCTTTTAGGTGATGTTACCAGGTGGGATTCGGATCTTGCATTTGGGATAGCATGGGTACTTCGGGACGATGGGAAATATCATTCATTGAATGTTTTTATTGCAACTGATAAAAAAATATATTTTGTGGAACCACAAACGGATGATGTTTTTTTGGTTCCGGATAATTGGGATATCAGGTTTGTAATGATGTGAATTGCCTGACTCTCCGTGAAATAGTATCCTGACTGACACCAAAATACTCCGCAATCTCTGAATGTGATTTTCCTTCTTCAAGTTGCGTTTTTATGCCTTTAATGTCATGCCACGGGATTTCTATTTTTTTTGTGGGACGGGGCATTATTTGACCTCTACATCTCTTATAATCTCTGCTACATCTCCGCGGTGTGGAATCCGCCTGCCAATTGCGCCAGCGCCACCAGTTTTCACATTGTTTCTGCTCCAATCGTCCCCGTCCATGCCATTGTTTTTTATGTGCCAGATATATTTTTCAGTGATTGTCCACCACTCGCCGCCGCCGTATATGTTTTTTGGGTTTCGTGGGTGTTGGATTTCCTCTCCTTCGATGTCGAACATTTCATATGAAGCTGGGTATTCAGCATTTATGAATGCATCGTCGATGGTTTTTAGTTTTTCATCAAGATGTTTTTCCTGTTCCACCCTCTCTTTGCTTGCCTTTTCACTCTGTTCCTTTCTATAGTCTACCGTGTTCTCTTTTTTGACTGCGAGGATTTTCTCTATTTTTTCTACATTGAACTGTGTTGTCAGCCAGCCTTTGAGAGCACATCCTGACCATGTTTCTTCTTCGTCTGCTCTGTGGTAATCAAAAAATTCTGCGATTTTTGCCCACAGATCTTTTGATACACGTGTACTAAGACTGTAATAATCTATGCCGGTTTCCATGCTTCTGTCAACGTGTACAAGCATAATATTTTCTAGTTCGTGTTTTCTCTTAGCTGTTTCAAATGTTTCAACAACCTCGAATGGGAGAGCGTTGTGGTGCACTTGCTCACCGTTCAGTTTTACATTAAGTTCAGTAATGAATACGCACTTTGTATCTCGGTATGTTGTTATATGCTCCGTCCTAGTTTCCTTGTCACCAAGCTTCGTAACGAGTTCTGGTCTATCTGTGTAATCAAGATAATATTTAAATGTTCCAACACTTGTTTTCTTTTCACCGATCTTTTCCATTTCCTTAATCCTCCTTTATCAGGCATAACTTGCCTCTAGTTAATAATATGCACGCATAATATATATAGTTATCGTTTATACAGTAAACTATTAGAATCTGTCAATAAC